CATTAATAAATTCTTCTCTTAATACTTTTTTTTCCTCAATTAAAATTTGTTCATTAAGTAGTTTTATATTATTTACTAATTTTTCTGTCGATTCAAATACCAATTTATTATAATTTGGATAGTCTTTTTCAAACGTTTTTATTAACCTACCAGCAAAAGCGTTTGCCTCATCTTCATTTTGACCACCAATATCTGGTCCTCGTTCTCTACCTAAAACAAATCGTTGATGTGCGTGAACCCATTCGTGTGCCAAGGTTCTCATAATATCACGATTCAGTCTGTTTTTTGATAGTATTTTTAAGATTCCATCCATACTCTGACTACCAGTTGACATTTGACCCATTTTATCACCCAAAAACAAAATTGTTAAATCTTGATTAACGGGATAATGTTTACTTAAAAACTTGATAAAATCATTGTACATTTTTTTATCGTTAGTGTCAAGTCCAGAATCATTATGTTTAATTGTGATTTTCATAATAATAAATATCTAATGATTATGAAATGTGTTTTAATTGGTTATATCGTTCTTACTTTCTTAAATTGTGGTGTTGTGTATACCAACAATATGGTTATACGTTGTGATTCCCTTTAAATCATAGACCTCATCCAACCACGTTTCTACAAGGGTTGTAATGTCACCAAAGTTAATATCAAAATTATCTTCCAAAATTGTCCATATTTCGTCATAATTAATGAAAACATATTTAATTTTTCTATCGTAAATCATAAAATTATGACCTTTTTTATATCTATACAATACCCAATTTGGTTCTTCTTCACTCTGAACAACATCCAAATCATTAAATAAGTTCAAGAAATCCATTGGTTCTTTAATATCAAAAATCTCAAACGTTTTATCCAAGGACCCAACAACTCTTATCGTTGATTCAAATCCAACCTTTTTGATTAAACTCAATAATTTTTCTTTTAAAGAAACGTTTTCTTTGATTAGTTTATATTGATTTTCGGTTATTATTATTTTCATAATAATAAATATTACTATTTTCTATTAATTGATTTTAAAATTTCTTCAACAGTATCTCCAGGATCTGAACTAATATCACCCATAACAGTTCCGATTATTTTTTTCTTATTGTTTAATATGTCATAAATAGCACCCTCAATCGTATTAATAAACAATGGATAATAAATCAACACATTATTTTTTTGACCATATCTGTATGCCCTATCTTCGGCTTGTGCGTGTTCCGCTGGGACAAAAGATAAATCATTCATTATTACCGCTTCAGCCTTTGTTAGTGTTAAACCAACCCCTGCGGCTTTTAGATTTCCAACAAATACTTTTATTTTGTCGTTTTCTTGAAACTGGTCAACAGCATATTGTCTTTGTGTTTTGTTACAACTACCATCCAAATAGACAGATTGTTTACCGAAGTGATTATGAATCATTTGTAATGTTTCCGTAAAGTTTGTAAAAATAATAACTTTTTTATCTTGATCAATTATATTTTGGGCAAATTCAATTGTTTCTTTAACCTTTTCATTAGCAATCAATTTTCTAATTTGCATAAGTTTTGAAAATTGTACCGTTAATGACGAAGAACCTTCTTCTTTATCCAACCATTCATAATATTCACCCATAAGGTCTTTATACTCTTTTGATGTTGTTTTTAGATATATTGGTGTTATAATTTTATCTGGTAAATCTAAAACCTCATCTTTTAACCTACGAAGAATTTGACCCGATGTTCTATCCCTTAGTTCTTCCAAGTTTGACGCACCATTAACATTCCAAACCTTTCTATTACCAGCCCTAAATTGATAACCCTCACAATAACGAATAGCATAAGCCATCCAGTTTTGTGCAACAGGACTTTCAATTAGGTTTAATAAATTATAATAATTGATTGGTCTGTTTGTCATTGGTGTTCCCGTTAATAACCACAAGTATTTGGCCTTTTTTGTAAAACTATTAATTATTTTTGTTCTGGCCGCCTGACTATTACTTACCATATGTGCTTCATCCAATATGATTAAATCAAAATTAATTTGACCTATAACCGAATCGTGGGGGTTTTTAATGTCATAAAAATTTTTTAAGATGTCATAATTAACAATTACAATGTCGTGTTCCGTTGAGAACTTTTTTCCTTCCGCAATAAAACAACTCTTATCGGAATAATTAACAAACTCTCGTTGCCAATTTATTTTAAGTGACGCGGGACAAACAACTAAAATCTTTTTCGCCTTGGTCTCAAGTGCTGCGATAATTGTGGATGTTGTGTTATGTGTTACAATACAATGTTCAGTAACATATAATTTATCTGGAGAATCAACAGAAATACAAATAGTTTCCTCAAATCCAACTTTTTCAATATTTTTAATATATCTACCAGTTGGGTATTTTGTTGGTTCAATATATCTTTCGGCTTTTCGTTTTAACCTAAAGGGGTTCATTCCTTTTGGTAATTTAATATTAACTCTATATGCTAATTTACCATTCTTTTTTTCACCTTTATACGTATAGGTGGGGATACGAGTTTTGACTCTCGCAATACCTCCCAAGGTGTGAACTATCTCAACAACATCATCACAGAGTTGTTTTGAAATAGTACAATATTCAGTCCCTAAAAACTTTCCACCACCATTAAACATACAATGTCCGTCAGTATCCATTAATCCTTGTAAAATTGATAATCTATTTTCAACTGATGAATATTTATATATTTCCGGAATAAATTTAGTGTGGGATCTGGTATCGTTGAGTTTGAGTTCATTTAAAATATCCCTACCAATAAATTTACTTCCCGTTCTTTTATTATCATTTTTTTTATTTTCGGTTAAATTGAAATTGTTAAATAATTCATCATAATCGTCACAATGTACTGTAAAAACACAAGATGATTTAGTTATATGTCCATCCCCCAAAATCAAACCCAATAAATAAGGGTCTATCGGAAGATTATCATTTCGTTCAAATTGAATTGGTTTGACAATTGGTATTTGCCATTTATTATTCCCATTTGGGTATTTATAATAAGTTTCAACATCATAATCTTTATCGTTATTGTGCCCAATCCCTTTAATCTTGATTTTACCACCTTCAAACATTTGTTTGGTTGATAACACTAAAGATTTTTTTCGTCGCATACTATTTCTATTTTTACCGGTAGTTGCCGAAGAAACGGACCATAAATGTTCGTCACCAACTAAAATTGAAAACCCATCATTAAATGTTATTTTATACGTTTCTTTTACACCTTGTGGGAAAACACCCCTAACTAAACATTTTTTACCGTCACTACCAATTACTTCATCACCAACTTTTAAATCTCCAATTTTTTTTCTACCATTAGGTGTAAATACCCTATTTTTAATAGGCTCCGCCTTTCCAACGCCCATGTCATCCGCCAAAATAAACCTTTTTGACCCCACCAATTTCTCAATCGCTTCTTTCTGGTGTGGTAATGGGGGTCTGTTGTCATACTTTGAGTAATCAACCTCAACCTTTTCAATTGTATGTGATTTTATTAATGATGATTTTGGAATCCAAAATTCAGACAAATTATCTTTCTCAAAGAACTTACCCCAAATGTGATATGACTTATCTTTTTCAACTAATAATTTCTCAATGTAAATTTGTTTTGGTGTTTCAAGAAAATACCTTTCTTTAGCGAATTTTTCAGCAAAATACGTATCAAGGTCAACCCACTTTCTAGCAACTTTTGGGTTCGTATTATAATAATTTACAATATATTCCGCTTGAGTTCTAGTCGGGTAAAACTTTTTATTTGTTTGTTTTTTGACTTTCATATGTAATATATGATTGTTCGCACCATCATATGTGTCCAATAATTCTAAAGCCTTATGTTCTATTAGTTGTTTTTGATTTTCCAAAATTACCCGTTAATAAATAAAAATAATTATAAATTTGATATTTATAAATACAAAACAAATTAAAATGAATACACCAAGAGTTCCAATAACAAGGTTAGGTAAATTTTTTGGCTCAAATGATTTTTTTTTAGAGATCTCACTTTCCGAGGAATGGTTGATTGGCGATATGAATTACACTTGTGTGTTGTACCGTGTTGATAAAACCAAAACCAAAACTGACGATGTTTACGGTGAAACGGTACCTGATGGTATTAAGTTTTTACCCCCAGTTGAGTTTAACGCACAGGTTACAATTGCATCACCAGAAAATAAAATTATGGGTTCAACAAAATTAGATCAACTTGAACCTGGTAATATAACTGTTTCGGTATTTTTAAAGACGTTGGACGATCTTAATATTGATATTGAGTTTGGTGATTATATTGGATATTACGACACAGAAAGTTTTGTAAGATATTATACAGTTGTTAACGATGGTCGTATAACGTCTGATACAAAACATACATACAAAGGATATCGTCCTTTTTATAGAACAATAACTGGAGCACCTGTTGGTCCTAACGAATTTAGGGGTTTATAATTTATGGCACTACCAAAAAAAATAAAAAAAGATATTAATCTAATAGAGAGTAAAACTTTATTACCTAGACGGCATGAGATGGCAGATATGATTTCACAAGATGGAACGTATTTACCCAAATCATTATTACATTCCGATTTGGACAGAGGATTTATGGATTTTGTTCGTGATGAATTAAAGTGTGTGGTTGAGGGTAAAACAATCCCAACGGTTGACGTGTTAATAACAACACAAAATTGGGCTCAATTCACAGAGACTTGGGATTTCCAAAACATAGATAAAAACGCGGAACCCCCATTTATTGGTATTGTTAGAACGCCAGAAGTAACCTTTGGTAATAACCCATCTATTATGTTATCAAACATACCAAACAGAAGACAATATTTTTATATGAAAGTACCAACTTGGGATGGTCAAAGAAATGGTTTTGATATCTATAAAATACCACAACCAATCCCTGTTGATATAAAATATACGGTTGTTATTGTTTGTAATAGAATGCGTGAATTAAATAAGTTTAATCAAAATGTAATCACAAAATTCGCATCAAAACAAGCGTATCAAACAATTAAAGGTCATTATATTCCTATTATTATGGGTAATATATCCGACGAATCTATTATGGATTTGGAAAAAAGAAAGGTCTATCTACAAAAATACGAATTCACATTACAAGGTTTTTTAATGGATGAGGATGAATTTGAAATAAGTCCTGCTATAACAAGAACGTTTCAGATTTATGAAACTGACACTAAAATAAAAAACAGAAAACCAAAAAAACAAATTCCAGAAATACCACAAACGTATCGTGAAAATTATTCTGTAGGTAACATTGTTTCTGTTTATAAATTTAATTATACAACAAATCTTAAATTATCATCAAATCAGAATATTGATCAATTTGAAGTTTATATTAATGATGACTACTACGGTAATGATTTGACCGAAATCCAAATCAACACTGGTGATGAATTAAGAATCAACATAACAAAGGTTGATGTTGGTCAGATTTCCGAGATTGTGTTTTTACAAGAGATTATTTAATCCTCACCGTAAATATCTCTTTTTTCCTTACATTTATCCATTATTAGACCCTCAAGGAATTTATACATTTTAATCCCTCGTTTATCACAATATTTCTTTAAAACATCGTGAACGTCCTTATCAATCTTTAAATTTTTAATTTTTTTTTCGTTTGGTTCCATAAGTAGAAAAAAGGTAGAAAAAAAACCTACCAATTTATAAATACTTTCATTCATATAAAGTTTTTGGTAAAAACGTGAATATTTATTAATAAAATAAATTAAAAAAATAAATTAAAATCTATGGCAACTAACAGTAAAATATTTGTATCACCAGGTGTTTATACTTCAGAAGTGGATTTAAGTTTTGTTGCACAAAGTGTTGGAGTTACAACACTTGGTATTGCAGGAGAAACTTTAAAGGGTCCGGCTTTTGAACCAATCTTTATTAGAAACTTTGACGAATTCCAAACTTATTTTGGGGGTACGTCACCAGAAAAATTTGTTAACACACAAATTACGAAATATGAAGCGTCGTACATCGCGAAATCATATTTACAACAATCTAACCAATTATTTGTAACTAGAATCCTTGGATTATCTGGTTATGATGCGGGACCATCTTGGTCAATCGTAACTAAAGCAAACGTTGATCCAACGACCGTTGATTTTATGTGTGAAAGTGGTCAAACGATTGATTGTGAATTTATTTGTTTACAACCAAGTGCAACAACATTTAACGTTGGGTTTACTGGTTGTACAAATTCATCTGAAACAATCGGGTATGAAAACAACTTCCCAAGTCAAATTGAAAGTATGTTGACAACACAATATGAAACGTTTAATGGATCTGTATCAACATTGGATGCAAACATTAGAAGTTTGATTAGTGGTGTTATTGCCGAACCGTCAACGTCTGCTGACACTATTAGTTATTTCGGTTCAATTTGGGGTGACGATTATAGTACTTTATCAACATTGTTTACAAATGAAAATAATGTATTTAACGTTCCTTCACCATCAAGTGAATTAACAAACTATTCATCACCATTCAACGATCCTTGGTATTACGCACAATTTGAAAATATTGGTAATGGTTTATACTCAGGTTTTTCATTTTTCTTGTATGTTGATGAATTATCTGAAATCATTCCGGTAACAACAACGACAACAACTATAACACCAACAACTACAACAACTACAACAGATCCGTGTAATCAACCGGTATCTACAACAACAACAACAACGACACAACCAGAGGTTATTACTTGTTATTCAGGAAATATTGTTGGTAAAATTTATTATTATTCAGGTATTTCTTACACAGAGTATGATAATTTAGTTGTTGCAACATTAAGATCTAGAGGTATCGCAACATACGCTGATGGTAATAATCCAGTATTTGAGGTTTCAGCAACAACAAATGTATCATTAAATATGGGTGGTCAGTATAGTCCGGTTCTTAAAGATCCATATATGCCGTTTGCTATAAATGTAACAAATAACGCTGGTACTAATTTTGTTTTTGAAACTTCTTTTTCACAAACTGACGCGCAATATATCGCAAAAGTATTTGGTGGGACAAACTTTGGGAAACCAAGAACCTCAACACCATTATTTTTGGAAGAAAGATTTCAATCATTATTAAACTATGGTTGGAAAAAAGGTTATATTAGAGGTTTAAGTTCTGATTTAGTTGCTTTAGAATCGGCTCAGAGTAATGATTCATCATCAATCGGTTGGTATTTAGATAAATATCAAACACCATCATCACCTTGGGTTGTATCTGAATTAAGAGGTACTAAAACATTTAATTTATTTAAATTCTACACAATATCTGATGGTAATTCAGCAAATAGTGAGGTAAAAATATCTTTTATTAATATGTCGTTTAACAACAGAACATTTGATGTTTTAGTTAGAGATTATTATGACGTTGATTCAAACCCTGTTGTGATTGAGAAATTTACGAATTGTTCAATGGATCCATCACAAAATAACTTTATTGCGAAAAAAATCGGTACATTAGATGGTGAATACCAGTTAAATTCAAAATATATAATGGTTGAAATGAACGAGGATGCACCAACTGACGCATTACCTTGTGGTTTTGATGGTTATACGTTTAGAGAGTATGCTGATGTTAAACCACCATTCCCAATTTATAAAACAAAATATGATTTCCCAGGTGAAGTTGTCTATAACCCACCATTTGGTTTCTCAAGTGGAAATGATGACGCTGTAATTTCTGGTGGTGACAATGTTAGAAAAACATATTTAGGTTTTTCAAATAACGTTGGTTTTGACACTAGTTTCTTTGAATATAAAGGAAAAAGAAACCCAAATTCGTCTTGTGACTTAGAGGGTGGTGAATGGTCATACAAAACACGAGGATTCCATATGGATAAACTCGCAAGTGGTATAACAATTTCAAACGGATTTACAACAAGTGGATCTCCAAAATATTACGTTGGTGATGCAACATTTTCATCTGAACCAACAAGTCCTGAAAGTCCTTATTATAGATTGTTCTCTAGAAAATTCACAATCCTTGTTGGTGGTGGGTTTGATGGTTGGGACATCTATAGAGAATACAGAACTAATAGTGATAATTTTGTATTAGGTCGTTCAGGTTTCTTAAACGGTGCTTGTGTCTCTGATAGATATCCGAACGCTAAAGGTTGGGGTGCATTTAAACAAATCGCAATTGGTGACGGAACAGTAGATTACGCTAATACAGATTATTACGCGTACTTATTAGGTATTAGAACTTTTGCAAACCCTGAAGCAGTTAATATAAATGTATTTACATCACCAGGTATTGATTATGTAAACAATAGTGACCTAGTTGAAGCAACTATAGATATGGTTGAGAACGAAAGAGCGGATTCATTATATATTACAACAACACCAGATTACAATATGTTTGTTGCATCAACAACAGAAGGTGATAATTTTATTTACCCCCAAGAAGCGGTTGATAATTTAGAACAAACTGGAATTGATTCAAACTATACAGCAACATATTACCCTTGGGTGTTAACTAGAGATAGTGTTAATAACACACAAGTTTATATACCAGCAACGGCTGAGGTTACAAGAAACCTAGCATTAACTGATAATATCGCGTTCCCTTGGTTCGCGGCGGCTGGATATACTCGTGGTATTGTAAATTCTGTTAAGGCTCGTAAAAAGTTAACACAAGAAGATAGAGACGTTCTATATACTGGTAGACTTAATCCAATTGCAACATTCGCTGATGTGGGTACTGTAATTTGGGGTAATAAAACATTACAAGTTAGAGAATCAGCCCTTGATAGAATTAATGTTAGAAGATTGTTATTACAAGCACGTAAATTAATATCTGCGGTTTCTGTAAGGTTGTTATTTGACCAAAACGATGAACAAGTTAGACAAGACTTCTTAAACGCTGTTAATCCAATTTTGGATGCTATCAGAAGAGATAGAGGTTTATATGACTTTAGAGTTGAGGTATCAAGTGATACTGCCGATTTAGATAGAAATCAGTTGACGGGGAAGGTGTATATCAAACCGACTCGTGCGCTTGAATATATCGATATTACGTTCTATATCACACCAACTGGTGCGTCGTTTGACAACATTTAATAGATTAAAATAAAATGATGAGGTCCTCCAAATTTTTTGGGGGACTTTTTTTGTTTTAGACTTTTATGTAACTTTTTTTTAAAAAAATGTTGTTAGTTAAATAAAAAATTATAACTTTGTCAAGTAAAAATAGAATTATGATTAAAAAAATCTTAACAGAGATGGTAGACGACAAGTCAAACCCAATTATGAAATACTACGCATTTGATTGGGATGACAACCTTATGTTTATGCCAACAAAGATTTACCTTAAAGATAAAAATGGTAATAGTGTTGGTATGTCAACAGAGGACTTCGCCGAACACAGAACCGAAATTGGTGTGATACCGTTTAACTATAACAACATTACTATTGTTGACTTTGACGACAATCCATTCAGAGATTTTAAAGTCACAGGTGACAAAAACTTTTTACGTGATTCAATGGTCGCACAAACAGGTCCTGCTTGGTTTGATTTTGTGGAAGCAATTAATAATGGTTCTGTTTTTGCAATAATAACAGCAAGAGGTCATACACCAATAATATTAAAAGAAGCCGTTTATCGTTTAATTAAATTAAATAAACACGGTTTAAATTCTTCAAAACTTATTAGGAACTTAAAAAAATATAGAGAGTTGGCTGATGAGGTATTACTTTCTAATGATGAGTTGATTAGATCGTACTTAGACTTGTGTAGGTTTCACCCAGTGTCGTTTGGTGACGGTTCCGCAATAAATCCAGAACAAGGAAAGATTGACGCAATGGAGACCTTTGTTAGATACATTAAATTATTATCACATAGGTTACAGAAAAAAGCCTTTATGAAGAATAAAATTAGTAATTACTTCACACCAAATATTGGATTTTCAGATGACGATATTAGAAACGTAGAGAAAATGAAAACACATTTTGATAAAAAGAAAGATAATATATTACAAACATACTTAACTTCAGGTGGTAATAAGATAAAGTATTAGTTATTATATATTAAATTAGTTTATATTAAAGTTATTAATTAATAGTTAAGTTATATTTTAGTTATTATTAAGTAAGTTATATTATATATATAATTTCAAAATAAGTTAAAGTAAATAGAAAAATTTTTATTTGCAAAAAATATTAACAAAACTATTTAAAAATTCATATTTCATTATTATTTTTTTAATAAAAAATTATGGAACAAGATTTAGTTACTCACGGTCAAATGGATTTTAATTTACCACACGATGTGGTACCATTACCGTCTGGTGGTATTTTTTATAAATCAAAAAAGAAAAATGTTAAAGTTGGTTATTTAACTGCCTCAGACGAAAACATACTAGTCAATATTGATGGTGCCAAAACAATTAAAGAATCAATAATTATTCCGTTATTAAGAAATAAACTTTATGAACGAGAAATTAGACCTGAAGAATTGTTGGAAGGTGATGTTGAGGCGATACTATTGTTTTTGAGAAACACTTCTTTTGGTCCAGAATATAATATTATTGTTACAGATCCAAAAACAAGTAAACGTTTTGAGACATCAATTATGTTAGATGAGTTAAATATCGTTAAACCGGTATTTCAACCAGATGAAAATGGATTGTTTAGTGTTACACTACCAGTTTCAAACACACAAGTAAAACTAAAGTTATTAAGTTTAACAGACACAATGGAAATTGATAACATTGTTAATTTATATCCAGTAGGGTATAATGCACCAATAGTTACAACGAGGTTGTCAAAAATGATTGTTGAGTTAAATGGTAGTACAGATGGTAATCAAATATCAACATTTGTACAAACAATGCCGATTAGAGACTCAAAATTCATCAGATCGTTTATGAAAGAAAATGAGCCTAAATTAGATCTTAAAAAAACAGTAATAGCCCCGTCTGGAGAAAAAGTTGATGTTGAAATCAACTTTGGGGTGGAATTTTTTCGGCCTTTCTTCTAAGTACTCACAACATATGTTAGATGAATTTTTTTATTTATCTAAATCCTTACATATGCAATATAGTGAATTTTTAAAAGTTCCTACGTATGCTCGTAAGTATTTAATACAAAAAATGATTGACGATGCGAACCCAAATAAAATTGGGTGATAAAGTATTTATAATATAAAATACTAATGGACATTCAAGGCCTTGCTGCAAAAATTTTTGGTAAACCGTGGAACACGTTTTCAAAGGAAGAAAAATCATACGCTGAAAAACTCTATAGCGCCGGTCAAAGTTCTGTAACATCATCAGATTCAGGTGGGTCAACTTCAGAGGACGGGCCATTATCACTAGGTGGTGCTTTTAACGAAGGAATAACCTCCGCAGCATTAATAGGTAAATCTATAACTGAAATAGATGGTCACGTCAACGAACTAATTAACAAGGCCCAACAATTTGGTAATTCAATGGGTATCGGTAGAGCAAGAGCCTCCGAACTGAGAACAACGATTGCCGATACCGTACCAGAGTTAATGAAACTTGGTGTTACCCAAGAAGACGCATTAAGTAACATTACGGCCATTCCTGCGGCGCTTAAAACAAACACAATCCTTGCTAGTGAGACCATTGTAGAATTAGGTGCGACAGCTAAACTTACGGATCATAATATTGGTGCATTAGTTACGGGTTTCCAAGGTGTTGGTGTTCAATTATCTGACATTGGTGATAAAATGGCCGACGCCGCAAATTACGCAAAAAGTATTGGTGTTAATGTTAACGCGGTAACAAGTGGTGTTGTAAC